CCGCCATATCAGATTCCATTGCATTCTGCATATCAATGCTCATGATTCCCCATTTACTGATCAGCTGGCGAAGCATTGTCTTATAAGCCATTCCATCAAAATCTTTCTCCCAGAATGCATATCCTTTTTTTGCTGCATACCCTTTGGAATACTTTAATGCATGTGCTTCCATTTTCTTTTTGGACCAGTACATAGCTTTTCGGAAACCGTTTGTATATTCAAACATTGCATAGTATCCGATCGTCTTTGCTTCTTCCCTTACTTCCTCATCATCGATCAGATTTACTTCGATTTCTTCATTCAGTGGATCAAATCGAACCAATTCCCCATCCTTAATTGCCAGAACGTTTAGTTTTTTGTACTGCCCTGAGCGGATCGCTAACTGAATGTATCCTTTATAACCAAGCTGAAACTGTGCTTCTTTACATCCTTTTTTGTTGTTTCTGAATGGAACCATGTAATACTGTCCAAGCTGTGGTGATGGAGAGAGTTTTAAAGACTCTCCAAGTAGTGCAGCACTTAAGATTGATGGATTTGTACATTCCTGTAAATCTGAATTAACCTGTACTGCAGATACAATAGAAGCAATGAAACGATCTCCGTTTTTACCACCGACTACATTATTAATCTGATTTTTTACAGCATCATTTGTAAGATATGCCGTTAATCCTGTTTTCTGCTGTCTGTTTGCTAAACTGTTTCCAACTGCCATCTTATAATTCCTCCTGACTTATGATTTCAAATTCTTCACATGTTTTCTTAAGAATACTGATCTTCGCATTCGCTTCATCAAAGTTGTGTTCTTTTACAACACAACGAAATGTAATCGCTACAGTTCTTTCTTCCGTACGTTTAGGTTTTGGAACTTCTGCCGGTTCTTTTGGCATCTCTGATGCTTCTTTGCTTTCGCCAGCAGATGCCACTTTCCGCGCTTCTTCTTTTAACTGTTGCTGTCTCTGCTCTTCCTTCTGCTTCTGCTCTTCCTCAAATAAGGCTTTCTTCTTGGCGGTCTCCTCTAACTTCTGTTTCTTCATCATTGCAGCGTTCAGATCAAAAGCTTTCAGATATTCTTCTTTCATTTCAAAAACATAAGGACTTGTATCTGCATTGATTACTTTCAGATCGCTGTCAACTTTATCTCTGATCTCTGCGATCTCTGTTGTGATAGATTTCAATGTCGTTGATACATTTAACCAAGAATCCTTATAGATTTTTTCAAATGGAACCGTGCGATCAAGATCACCGATTGTCTTTGAATAGATTCCCTTGATTTTCTCTAATTTTTCTTGCCGTGTTGCTTCTTCGTATCCTTTGATCTGGATGTCAATGTTTCCAATCGCTTGATCAACGATGCCGATCAGTTCTTTTTCCTGTTCTTCAAAAGCTGTGTATGGCTGCATGACCTGTCGTTTGATTTCTTTTCTTTTGTTCTCTAATGCAGTTACAAATTTTCGAAGATTAGCACGATCCTTTTTTGCATCCTTGATCTG